TCTTTGTATTTCATATCGGGATAGGGATTTGATATTTTATATCTTTTTAGTGTATCATTGTTAACCCAAGTAGAATCATATGTTATATCTTCTATTGTAGGAGGTTTCCCACCTCTTTTTCTACGCGTCTTTTTCTTCCGGCGTTTTCCACCTTTTTGTAATTTGACAGTCCTTCGTTTTTTACATCTAAACTTGCCTCTTTTATAACCTTTTCTATTAATTACAGAATTAGTACATATACCAATAGCAATTCCTTCTTCTCTAAATTTTTGTTGAACCTTTTTTATACAACTACAAAATTTATCTGCTATAATTTTATTTGCTTTTTTTTCAATAGCTTTCTTATTTTTTGGAACAGATAATTTATAGAATTTTAATATTTTTTTGTAATCAGATATAGAAAGTTTCATAAAATATATAAATTATATATATTTTATAATGATTACCATTTATTTTTTTTCACACTAATTCTTGGTCCTTTAAGTCCCATACTAGGGTCATAATCATCTTCTTCATCATCTGAAGCCAAATTTTTAGACATTTCCCAAAATTCTCTTGAACCCAATCTAAATTGGCCGTGAGCGGATGCTTTATACCAAAAAATCTGATCTTCTAATTTATTGGATTTTGCGTTATTACAAACTACTAAACATTCGTAATTTTCAGTACATTGGTCCATAACTTGACAGAAACTTTCAAATGTTGAAAACATACCGGCATAATTTTCATAAATTCTTTTTCTATTATTGATGTATGGTTCTCTAAGAATAAAGGTATAATCAATATTAGTTCTTAAATTAGGGGGAACACCAAGAGGGTACTGCATAGTAATAACAAGCAAAATTTTCCAGTGTCTACCATTCATAAATAATAAACGCATCATTTTTTCTCTTGCCCAACCATTATCATATAAACAATCATCAAGAATTACAAAAGCACGTCCATCTATATTAGTTCTACCATATGCTTCTTTTTCTTTTTTTACTTGTTTTAAAACGATTTTTTGTCTTTTTAAAATATTTTCAATAATAGCAGTATTATATTCATCATGAATAAATAATTTTGGAACAATTTTACCATAAAATCCATTACCACTTTCTGTTCCAGAAATAACAGTACCAATTGGAATATCTTGATGATAATAAAGCATATCTCTAACTAAAAAACTTTTACCAGTATCGCGTCTTCCAATTAAAACAATAACAGGACCTGAATTTTCATTAGGGTCGAATCTAATATTTTTCATATCAAATTTTTTCAATTCTAAATTCATTTGATATAAGAAATCAAGATTTAAAAATATAGATATAAACTTAAAATAAGTTTAATATAACATTTTATATTATTTATAGAACGTAAATGGCCTCATTGATAAATCCATTATTTACTGTGTCTTATCAAAAAAATGATAATACAGAACTATTTAAGCAAATGGACGATACATTAAATGTATATAATACTCAAAATTATATACCAATATATGATCGATATTTTGAGTTAAACGATACAAATAAAGATGGTATTAACTTAAATCAAAAAAATACAATAACATCACTTGAATCCAAAATAACAGATAATTTATTTAATATAAAAGTAAAAAATGAAAAAGAAGAACATTTAAGAAAATCTTTTTTTAAATTTAGTCCATTATTTGATCCAGTAAAATACATGGTAGGTAAATATTCACACATAGATAAAGAAAAAATGAAAAAGCTTCCTAAATATAAAGAGGTGGAAGGATATACAAAAAAAGTTTTAGATGTAAATAATACATCATATGTTGATAGTTTTTTTTCATATTTATCAAGTAGATTATTGCATGATCATGGTTTTCTTCATGGAATAGATTTTTATGGTTCTTTTTTAGCAATTCAAGATAAACACTTTTTAAATATATTTGATGATTTAGAATATTTATATACATCTGATTATTTTCATGAAAATAAAGATGAATTATTTAAAACGGAAGATATAGATGAAGATTTACTTGAAGATGATACACGATCGCATAGGAAAAAAATAAAAGTAAAATCGGAAAAAATTGTTATTAAAACAGAAAAAATAGAAGATTTGGGTATAAAGGTTGAAACATTAACAGAGGAAAATTTAGAAAAACATAATAGTGAAGTAATAAATGATGCTGGTTTAAAATTATGCGAACATAATGTAAAAGTTAAAAGCAGTAATGAAAGTAGTGATAGTAAAAAAACAAATTCAACTTGTTCTTCCAGAAGTTCAAATACATCAAAAAATAGTGGAAACGAAAGGAGTGATGATGAATATAGCGGTTCAGAATTAGAAAGTTGTAGTAATTCGGATATGTCCGGTTATTCAAGTTCTGGTTCAGAATATATTAAAGCGGAAGTTTTTGATTTTCCAGTTCAAATCATTTGCTTAGAAGGATTAACAAATACATTAGATTCATTATTAGAAGTAGAAGACGAAGATGATGAAATGGATACATTAGAGTGGAATTCTTGTTTATTTCAAATAATTATTAGTTTGATAGTTTATCAAAAAACATTTAATTTCACACATAATGATTTACATACAAACAATATTATGTATGTAGAAACAGATAGACAATATTTGTATTATAAATTAAATGGAATACATTATAAAGTTCCTACTTTTGGAAAAATATTTAAGATAATAGATTTTGGTAGAGCTATTTATAAACATTCAAATAAAACATTTTGTTGTGATAGTTTTTCACCAAAAGGAGATGCTTCTTCTCAATATAATTGTGAGCCTTATTTTAATCCAAATAAACCAAGATTAGAACCTAATAAAAGTTTTGATTTATGTAGATTAGCTTGTTCTTTATTTGATTATTTCTTTGATGATATTGAAGAAGTTAAGCATGAAAAAGACTTTATTGCTTTGTTAATAGCAGAATGGTGTAGAGATGATAAGGGTAGGAATATGTTATATAAAAATAATGGAGAAGAAAGATATCCAGATTTTAAATTATACAAAATGATTGCTCGTTCAGTTCATAATCACAATCCTGAAGATGTAATAAAACACTCTTTGTTTGAAAAGTATATTACAACAAAGAAAAAATTAAAGAAAATCAAGAAAGATAAGATATTGAATGTGGATGAATTGCCAAGATATTTTTAATTGAATTAATTAATTAAAATATATTAGTTTTAATTAATATAATGAATATTGTTAACAATGAAAATCAAGATCCTCAATTTATTATTTTGAATGAAAAGAATAAAGATGAATTTTTAGTTTGGTGTTTAACCCGGTTATGGGAAGACAACTTAAAAATTGATGATGAATTTTTGAATTATTATATGGAATTGAAAGTAAAAGAATGGATCGAACAAAACCATCCTTGGTTATATTGTTATACTTGTATAAGGGATGACTTTAATTCACAAAAAAAAGAAGAAGAAAAAGAAAGAAAAAGAAAAGAGATTGAAAAAAAGAGACAAGAAAAAGAAGAATTGAGACCAACTGACCCAAAAAAACGCAGGGAAATGTTTGCTAAGAAATTTGAAACTAAATTTAATAATAGTAAGTTCAAAAAAAAGAAAAAAAGATAAATTGATTTAAATATAATATTTTTTAAATCAATAAAGAATGAGCGAAGAAAGAATAAACAAGTTTTCAAACGATGTAGATAAACTTTTATCTGATATAAATGAATGTTGTGCTAAAATTGCTGAACGCGATGGATTTAAATTGCCAAAAGTAGGCGGGTATGTGAAAGTTGGCGATAATGGTTGTGGTGGAAGTTGGGATTTCATTGAAGGTTCAGGTAGTTATAAAAAAATAGATGGAGAATGGCAGTGGGTTCTAAAAAAGGCGAATCCACAATGATATTAAAATCCTGGTGCACCGGTAAATACTTCAGGTGCTTTTGGAACAACAATACTTGTAGAAAATTGACTTAGAATAAAATTACCTATAACAACACTTAAATATACCATTAAAGTATCTCTAATTAAAACTTTTATAGGTTTTTTTTCTTTTAATACAAATCTCATTTCAATAAAACGGAATAATAGGTAAACTATTGCTATAGCTACACCAGCATCAATTAT